GATGAGTTAGTTGCTGTAAGCGTCTTTAAAACTTAATTATGTTATAATTATACAGATATTAAATAATTTGTCAACCTTAAGTTTTAACAAATTCCATAAATTGCTTATATTGAGCAGGGTAATTCTTCTCTACATGATCTAACATAACCTGCGGAGTCAAGTTACCTGTACGATCTTTAATTACCTTATTATTATCATAATCTAAAATTGCTGTTGCACTTTTTAAAAACTTAGTTGGCACATTACTAAAGAAATATACTTCTTCTTGCATATTCCATTTACCAGTAGTTCCAAAGTCTTTTGATGATGTACGAGAACCCTCTCCGGGTCTATACACATGCACAAATATAATAAAATGAATTCCTTTCATTCCCAACACCACGGTAACACTAATCTTGAATTTGTATTTCTAACACAATCAAGAGTTTTTAAATATTTCTTCATTTCAGAATTTCCTTTGTCATTATAAGCATAATTCTTTACTAAATCCTGTAACCAATTATAATAAAACGTACTAATAACACTTGTATTTAATAATTCAGCAAAATGATCAATTACATTAGGTTTTAAACTATTAATATTTAATATATCAGGGTCCAAACATTTTGCAAATTTATGTGTCTGTTTTTCGTACTTCGAAGTAAACTCTAACATGGCAATTGTATTTGGTAAATTTAATGCTGAAACAACTGTACTAAATACTATCCTTCCAAATTTATCATACAATAAATTAATATTATAACAATATTCATCCCAGTTAGTTGGATATCGGATGATATAATTTACATCATTGACTCCATCTAAACTAATAGTAATACAATTATCTTTAAACAAACCAAGTAAACTAATTAATTTGTCATCAATTATTGTAGCATTAGTAGTAATTTCTAAAATAATATTTGATGAAAAATTAGCATCAACTAAATGCTGTAAAAAGTCTCTACTTTCTTTCATAAAAAACGGCTCACCACCTGCAATAAAAACTCTTTTCAACCCACTAGCATGAGCATATAACCAATCCCAATCAACTTGTCGACTTGCTCTAGTAAGAAACTTTTTCAAATTATTAACATCTGCTATACCCATAAATGTTTCATTAAATATATCAAAATCCTCATACCATTTTGATGATGCCCACGGCCCGCACATTACACACTTTAAATTACAAACATTGCTAGGACGTATATCTAAATCTTGAAAATCTGAAATCATTGTTCCGTTTTCATCAACTGCAAAATCAACATCATGATATACATGATTACTCGATGTTAATGCATCAAGTCGTTTACTACTAACACCATTAGAAGCCTTTTCACTTAAAACACATTCGTCACATACACCGACAGGTATTTCATTAGACATAAATGCTCGTCGAACATCTTTTAAATAATCATGATTAAAAGTACTTTCTATCGAATCAGCATAAACATCTTTTTCTTCTGTCGTTATACAACATGGCTTAACATGAAACTTTCCTTCACCACCATGCATTGGATTACAATACAACTGTGTAAACGGATATAAACAAAAATTCTCATGATTTTTAAAATCTTTTCTAGTATAAGTTTTCATTACATAAAAGCAGAACGGTCTCTTCTAATTTTATCTATCCATTCCATATCTGGTATCCAATCGTTTGGTCTAGCATGCCAATGTAGATGATCTGGAATAGTTCTTTGTGCATCATCAATAAAATAATTACCTTCGCCAAATTCGCGATCGCCTATTACCCTTAATGCTATTTCCATTTCTACTCTGTCTCTTGGTGGAATAGCCATTGTATGGCCATACCATACTATCATCGGAATTAAGCACGACATACAATCCATTATAATCCATCGAGGATCAGAATCATCATATACTTTTAAAATAGTATGTAATTTACAAAGTTCACATGTCATTTTATATATTTTCCAAACAATTCTTTGTATTCTGGTAAAACATCAAATAAATTTTGACTACGATGTTTATCTAATACTAAACTATATTTAATAAAATTTTTCCTTTCATTTTCTTTATATTCTAATGGATCATTCATAGCATTAATATAATATTGAAAAGTATCACGAAAGTCGGAGGAAGACCAGGAACTTCGTTCATCTAATATTTTAAGATGTTTTTCAATAGTTTTAATACGTTCCTTTGACACATTAAGATAATTTTTTCTAACTTCTAACGGTAATATAAACAACGAAGTATGCTTTGGCAAATATGATACATGAGGAAAACAACATGCAGAATCAAAAAACAATGAGTCTGATTCCTGGTGACAATAATTATAATTATAATCTATAACCCACTCAATGAAATCCAGAAACCTTAAACCATTAAGTGCCTGTATAGTAAAATCAAATATTATCTTTACATTTCGACATTCCTGATGTAATTTCCTAATATTACGTACAAGAGTTTTCCAATCACTCGGATAACGAATATAATCATTTAATTTATCTACCCCATCCAAAGATGCTCTTAATTCTAAAATTTTAAATTGATTAGTTAAATTAATAAATCGATCTTGAACATTTGTAATATTAGTATTATACCATAACTCTATATCTTTTGCTTTCCCGTTAGAAACAAGTCTTTCAAGATACTGATAATGTTTTTCGTGCAACGTTGGTTCTCCACCAACAAAATAAATCCTTCCTACATCTGTTAAAAATGTTTTAACTTCCTTCCAAAAAGATTCTTTATCGACCCAATCAAACTGACTTTCGTTAACAAGAACAAACGGATCTTGCTCATCAAGTGTATCTTTATCAAAAATCTGTTTACCATGCAATTCAATTAATACTTTGTTTTCTTTCTGAATTTGACTACTTTGTGCCGAATTACACATTCGGCATTTTAGATTACACAAATTACCTAATCTAATATCTAACGATTTTGGTTTACTATCGAGATAACCATTATTTTCTTTACATTTATCAAGATCAATTGTGCAATCAAATCCTGCGTCATTTTTAGTTGCTTCGCGAACAGATTTACGACCTTGATCTTCCTCATACCAACAACGAGAGCATACTAAAGGTTTTTCATTATTTAATAATTGCATTCGGAGAGATTTATAAAAATCTGAATTCCAAATTTCTTTTATACTTCTTTTATTAACATCTAAACAATCCTCAGAGCTATTTGGTAAAAATTCTTCAGAAATAGCACAACATACTTCAGCACGACCATGTGTGTCTATCATAAATTGATGAAATGGAAGAATACAAAACGTTGACTTCTTCATTATATATCACTACTAACACTATCTAAAAATTCACATATACGAGGATCAAGAAAATCATGATAATCTCTGTTAAGCATTTTATCCATTAATACTGTATAATTTTTCATTCGACGTTGATTATGTAATTTTGTTTCTAGATCAACCTGATTATTATCTAAATATCCATTAAATCCAGAAATAATACATTTTACTGTATTTGTTTGTGGTAAAGATTTGTAATATTGTAATGCATTATTTATTAAATCATCAGATAGCCATTTAATATGCAAAGTATTATCTTTATTATATAAACTGAACTGCACATTACCCATATATTGGACATTGTTATATTTCATATTTTTAACAATTGTAGACAAATTTGCATAATCAAATATATTATACGACATTGCTACTGCACTAATTTCGACCCAACCTTTAATCTTTTCTGATACTAAATATTCGTCTAATGTTTGCAATCGTTCTAATAATAAATTATAACTAAAAGGTGCTCTAATATACTCATATGTACCTTCAGTGCCGTCGATACTTACTAAAAACCGTACATGTCGAAAGTGTGCTAATATCTCCATAACCTCAGTGACAAATTTAGTGCCATTTGTAGTGACTTCCAATGATATATGTTCTGCGTGGCCAGTATCGATTATATATTTCAACAATTCAATAAAATGTGAATTTATAAAAGGCTCACCACCTGTACATTGTATTTCTTGTAATTGTGGAACTAATGATTTAATTTCTTCAAATAATGAATCAGGAAATTCTGGTGGTGTAAAAGAATTGCTAAATGCATGTGCATCGTCAAGATATAAGTTTGTATCATCTGCATTTATATTTTGCAAAGCAAGATAATTATGTATTTTGTTATCCAACGGAACCCACATATCACTGCTACCACTACTACACATTAAACAATGCAAATTACATTTATTATCAAACTTTAAATCTAACGAATGCAACTGTGGATTTTTAACCATTTCATCAACATCATAATCAAATATACCTTTAAACTTATCCTCCAAACCTAAATAAAATCCATTATTGCCAATGCGTTTACTCTTTATTAGTGGGATTTTTTCATCTCGCCAGCAACGATTGCATGCCGTTGGTTTTTCACCATTCAACAATTGCTGACGAATATCTTTCATAAATTCACTATGAAATGCATCATTTGCAGTCATGCCATATGGTTTATGCTCAGTGCGGTCATCTGGATCGAACAATTTGGCTGTAACTTGATTACCATTATAATCAACACTTGTATATTCTTCAGCGGAACAACATGGACCATATGCGCCAAAATTATGTATAACTAATTGAGTAAACGGAAACACACAGAAAGTATTTGAAGGTAAATCTATCATAATAATATTTAGTGGTTGGTCCGGGTGGACTCGAACCACCGACCCCCACATTATCAGTGTGATGCTCTAACCAAGCTGAGCTACGGACCAAAAAAAAAGACCCCGGGATTGCCAGGGTCTATTATGTTACATTATTCCCCAGGACCTTCGCCACCAGGTATAAATGATGTCATTTCCCACCATCCTGCAGCGTCACCAGCAAATCCAACAACAATTACTACGGCGACCCAAACAAGCATCTTCTTACCTTTTGTTAAACCATCATACCAATTTTTCACAATTATTACTCCTCTATATATAGAATACGGCATAACACCGTATTAATATTTAGTATATGGCGGACCGGACGAGACTCGAACTCGCGACCTCCGCCGTGACAGGGCGGCGTTCTAACCAAACTGAACTACCGGTCCGTTTGGAGCGGGTGAAGAGATTCGAACTCTCGACAACCTCGTTGGCAACGAGGAGCTCTACCACTGAGCTACACCCGCAACTAATTAAGTTGGCGGGGGCGGACTAAATATGCCTCCTCAGGCTAAAATAAATTTGGTCCTCTGGGCGATAATGTCCTACCCCCGGCCCGAGCCGTAGCCCCTATTATTTTGTTAAATCACTTCCACATCAGCTGCTTGTAAACCTTTTGATCCTTGTTGAATGGTAAACGAAACCGCTTGCCCTTCTATTAAAGTTCTAAAACCTGAAGAGGAAATTGCACTAAAATGTACAAAAACATCCTCTCCATTTTCTTGTTCTATAAACCCAAAACCTTTTGCTTTATCAAACCACTTAACATGTCCAGTACTTACGGACATAAACTTTCTCCATTTTGTTAAATTGGAGAGTATTGAGTAACAAGGAACCCTCCGTAACCCCGATGCACGCCGATATTAGGCGGCTAATGCATATTCATAAACGTCATCATTGGCGTCTAAAATGTTTGATCTGTTTCGTCGATCATGCGGTAACCTAAGCATCGTCTTTACTACGCCTGTCGATACCAATTCACCCCCATCAGAAAAAGATTAAATAAACTATTCCGCCAATAATTAACAAATCTGCACAAATTGACCAACCAATATATACTTTAAGCATATAGGCCAACACTATCCGTGCTGGATCTGGTAATGCATTTACTTTGTTCCGGAGGTACTTCATCTTGTACCCCCTTATTGAAAATTTCCATAATTTAATCCTCTTTTGGTGGAGGTGGGCGGTTTCGAACCGCCGTCCAGTACGCCTATTTCACTTTACGTCAAACAGTTACGATAGTATTTATTATAGTATAGTTTCTGATCTTGTCAACCTTAAATAAAAAAACCCTTAAAAGAAAATGGTTATTATAAAATAAAAAACCCAAAACCACATTGCCCATTTAAAAAACTTGTTTGCTGAAAAAGCAGCTAATGGATTATCTTTAGTTGATGGTGATCCAGGAAGTGAATTATTATCCATATGAATTTCAAATGCTCGCATTAATTCTAACCTTACAGGAACTGGAAGTTCTCCACCCGAGTATGGTTGTAAACTTTTATTAAAATCTTCCCAAGGAATACCTTCAACACCAACTTGTGTGTGAGCTGTTTTATAAACTTGCTCATGTGTCCATTTCTCTGCTTTAGAAACAACATCAATTAATTGCATATCAGTTACTTCTTTTAAAATTTTCTGAATTGCATTATCCATAATTATGCCCTTGGAGGATTTCCTCTAAATTTGTGCCACATAAGTTTTTCCTCATTGCGTTCAGTTTCAATTTTTGCTAAACGCTGTTCAACTTGTTCCAGTCGTGTTTTTACTATGTCAGAGTCAGTTAAATTTTCTAAAACTGAATCTGGCATACTTTTTAATTTTTTCTCTTGTTTCTTTAATATTTCCACATCACACCTTTTAACTACTCTACTCATTACTCCATCAACTTTCTTATTAAACCATACACCCATACGTGTCTTTTTGAACCATACATAAAATGATGATCCAACGATGCCTGTTAAAATAGCCTTAATTAAAAAAATAATAACAAACATTTACACACCTATGTCCAACTAGAACTGCCGTTCGGATTAACCCAAACTCCTGCTCCGGGTTGTGGCTTTAACTGATTACCAACTGAATTTATTAAATTCTGTAAAACTGGGCTAGTAATCATTCCTGACTTCCTCAACATATAATTCATACACGGATCCATAAACAATCCTTCAAGAGAAGCAGCTAAATTTATATTAAGCAAATCTTCTAATGCTGAAAAGATATTTCCTAATGCACCAAGTAAACCAGCTATCATACCAGCAATGCCATTTAAAATAGGTCCAAATAAACTTGCAAGTGTACTAATAAGAAAACCAATTCCGGCAGCTATTAAAGAAGCCAATGCACCAATAACTCCATCAAGTAAGTCACTAATTGGATTACCAACTAAAAATGGTCCTAACATATCTTCTAAAGGCAAACATGGATTATCTGCATCAAACATTCCAGCAGATGCCATTGCTTGGTTTAATCCTTTCTTTGCAAGTGCAGTTCTTGCTATAGTATTCAATGTTGGAATTTCAGCAAATCCAGAAAAATCACCAGTAGCGAAAACTGGTGCTGTTGTACTTACACCTGTCATAACATCACCTGCCGCTTTAAAGTCTCCTAATTTATTTTTCATTGTCGTTGCTAAAAAAGTTTGCAACGAAACACCCGATGACGCAAAATCAGCACTATAATGTGGATTTGCCGTATCTGTCAATTGACTTGTCAACGTTGCATAATCGCTTGGATTATTTCCAGCCCAGGTTGCAAGATTTGCAGATACAAGTTGTATATCACTTGTTGCACCGGTAAGTTTAGTACCATGTGGATTTACAAATGCTGTTCCTGCTTGAATTTTTTGAAATGTATCTTTTGCAGTTTCTGATACAGTTTCTGTTGTAACTGCTGTTTTTGCAACAGCCGAAACAGCATCACCCAATGTGAACATTCCCATAAGACACCTCCTATCTTTCTAATATTTATTACGACATACCCGGAGGAGTTATAAGTCCAGTGGTTGCTTTTACATATTCTGCTCTAATTGCTTCTTGAGGCTCTATCATAGTAATTACTTTATCTTTACTAATTAAAAATGCTTTGTCTACATCAGCAGTCATCATAAACGGAATAAGACCCATTCCTTGTTGCGTTATAGATAACGTTACTGGTTTTTCAAATGCATAACTATCCTCAGTTATATTACCAATTTTAGTTACAATCTCATCACCAGACACTAACTTAACACTTACTACCTCACCTTTTTCATAACTTTTTACTTTTAACATTATTGCCAACCATCCTCTTCGACTGTATACAATGAATACTTTGCTGTTAATTCATCGTCTTTTTTAATATTCTTTGATGTTACCAAATACTTTACTGGTATCTGATGCCAGTACCCATCTAATACAACACAATTAGGATTATCATTATGATTATAAAATGCTCCTAACGCTGTTCTTATAAACCCATGTGGGAAATTCTTATTACGGATATGAACAATACCTAAGACAATATCTTTTTTAAAATCCCTTGTTGCTACAACACCTAAACCATCAATACCGCTTTTACCTATTGTAATTCCATCTGGCAGGGGGCGATACATTATAAATCTCCCTCTTTACGGTTTTCACTATGCCATACATTAAACTCACCACCAGGATAACGATCACCTAACTTTTTTACATTTTCAGCAATAACTTCATTAGGGTCAATATCTAATGCTCTACAAGCACTAATCCAATACCACATAATATCACCTAACTCTCGTTTCATATGCCATTGTGTATCTTCAGTTAACTCTTTTCCTTGAAACATACATTTTTTAAGAATTTCATTAAACTCTCCAGTCTCAGATGCTAACCCAATACCAGCAGTCATAAGTAAACTGAGATTTACATTCGGATATGTATAAAAAATTTGATACATCCTATCAATTACGGATGACATTTCGTTTGATTCTTTGGATGTTACTGCTTCAACAAATTCAGAATATTTCTTTAAATCTATATTTGCCATACTTTTATTATAATAAACTTAATGTAATTTGTCAAGTATTAAAAACGTTCTTGTATAGATTTTATTGTAGCACTAACACGAGTATTTTTATACAACAAAAATCCAAAGTACTGTTGATATGTTGGACTTAATGTATCGCGATCAACATAAAAAACTTGACTATCAATTACATTATCAGTAGTACCATATTTAGTTTGAAAATCTGCATTACTCAAAGTAGCATGATCATTCTCAATAACTGGATCACCATGAATTGTTATTTTACGAGTAACCACAATACCTAATTCAAACACATCTGCGGCACTAAAAGGGATTGCACCAGTCGAATCTAATATATCAAGTTCATTCCAAGTGTCTAATATTAATCCATGACCATGAGGACTAGGATTAGCACCAGAACTAGTCGGCATACTTGCCGAAGCTTGGCCGACCCGCATAACATAATATGTTGGGTCATTATCGAATGAAAGTGTGTAAGATAAATAGATGCTTGTTGTTGCTAATGCATTAAAATAAACTACACCCATTAATACTTGTGTTGTTGTTGCTGATGATCCTACTGCCCGATAAACTTGTGTACCTTTAACAGGATTTGTGCCACCTGCACCTGTTGTTCCTAAAGTTCGCACTGTTGGATTGCCAATTGCAATATCAGCAAACGCATCTCCAATATTTGAATCTGTTAAAACTTTAACATTTGAACGAACATGTGATAATTGCTTTGTTGGGTCAGTACCTTCTGCTAACCATATATGATTAAAACACGTTGACATATTGACAGCAGCTGTATGACTCCGTAATGGAAAACCTAAATCCCCATCAACAACGTAAGATGGCACAGATGTTCCAGCATCATCACCAAATTTTGCTATACCTTTACCACCACTATTACTAACATTAATAAGTATAGCAACATCCATTGTAAAGGCAACGGCACCACCGCCACCTAAGACAGCGTCTGCAATCGTAATGGTATCATTTGTTGCGTGTCCTGTACCACCAGTAGCAACTACAACAGATGTAACATTGCCAGTTCCATCAACAACAATATTAAATGTTCCTACAGTACCTGTTCCAGACGATGTACCAGTTACACCATTATAAGTACCTGCTGTTCTTAATGCATCTAATGCACTAAATGTATCCATGGTTACAATTTCACCAATGCCCCAGTAATCATCACCTAAACCACTAATAGCACTATTAATAGCGTTACTTGCACTACTAACATATTCATCAAACCAATCTTTAACTGGCTTATTACTTCCACTGAGAGGAGATCCTGCAATAGGATGATTTTGCGTAATTTGCAAATCATTAAATCCTACAAACCCTTCACCGGTTGAACTATCAAAATATAATTGCTCAGTTGATAATTTTAATGTTACATCTGTAATAGCATTATTACCTAAATCATAATTGTTATTAAAAGAAATAATAAGATGTTTTTCTAAATCTCTTTTATTAATATGTACAACATATACAATATCAGTTGAAACTAATGCTGTTGTAAATTCAATTTGATTGCTACCAGCAATCTTATAATCTGCTATAACAGGAGGCGATCCATCTAAATCACTTGGCTTTAACAATGCATGACTATGATTTGCTGGAGAATATTTATATACAAGTAATGTTTGATCATTAATACCAGCCTCTAGATCAATTGCACCACTAGCAGCTTGACTAAGACCTGAATGCAAAGAAAGAATAGTAAATGGGCCAACACCTGTTGTACTAGAAATAATATTTCTTTTAACTATAAATTCTGTAATATTATTGTTTAATAAATTTTCTGCAAATATCGATCCATTTAAAAACGAACCAATTTGTAATATTTTATTATGTACTCCACTTAAAACGTCTGAGGTTTCATTACCTATAAACAATTCACGTGTATCAGTTGTTAAAGCAAGCTCACCTGGAGCAAGTGGAACTGGAAGATCGCGTCGTAGTCCGCGACGCTGTTGCATTTTTGTTATTTTTGCCACTACCTGTTCTCCAATAAATTATATTAGTATTTATCATAGACTCGGTAATACTCTTTTAGTTTGTCAAGCCACAGTTTTTCATGATTTCTATAATCATCACCACTAACTGAAAATTCTAAATATACACCATCATGCGTTACCATCATAATAACAATAGTTTCTATATCAGTTTTAAACAATTCGTTATGCGCCATAGCATATGCAGAGCATTGCAAAAAATAATCCTCAATCCATTCTCGTTTCTTTTTTGAACGAGAAGTTTTAAAATCAATAATAGCCGGCTTACCATTCCATACTCCGACACAATCTGTTGTACCAGCATATAACTCTGGCGAGTATAAACTTACTTCACACCCCCAAACTTCATCAATGTTAGTTAATCCTTGCTCAATAACTACATCAGCTAACTTATATGCAATTTGATGGATTAAATTTCCATCAGATTTTCGTTCTTTGCCAAATAAATGCTGTTCAATGTTCTTATGTGTGCAGGTCCCTAAATTTGCAGCTTCTGTTAAAATTCGTTGTGCTTCTTCTTTTCCTACTCGTTCTCGCCATTTATTAATTCCTGTCATATCTTTTAAACGACCTAAAATAGTCGTAACACTAGGAACCTTTGCTAAACCAGTATCATATAATCTTTGGCCATTACTATCCACCCGTTTTAATTTCGGGTAATCATACTTCGAATTTAAATTTACCATTACATAATAATACTATAAAAAAAGAAAAAGAGCAAGAAAAATTACCAAGTAATATACCACTTCAACGTAGCATTTGAAGTTGCGGCATTCTTCTGCCTAGTAATAACATATCCAAGATCTGTAAAGTTACTAACTACTTCTGTCATTTGTCTTTTATATGTCGTGTTTACAACAGTTCCTTGCCAAACATTATAATAGTCTTTACTTACTGCTGTGCTTGCAGTAGTTGACGCGGCAAGTCCAAGGTTTGTTAATACAGTGCCAGTGCCGGCTGCAATTATTAAAGAAAAATTATTATTATCACTAGTAATTTTTAAAGCACCACTTACTGCTGTCTTACTTGCAGTAATTCCTGTAATTGCCAAAGTATTAATATCATCGACTACTGAATTTAAAGTAGTTCCACTGAGTGTAACAGTAGTTGTATTAATTAAAAAAGTATCTGATGCTGTTAGTGTAGGATTGTTAACTGTTCCTGTAACTTCAATGGTAGGAGTACTCATTGTCATTGCAGTTCCGTCAGCAACTGTTGCATACATTAAACTACTATCAACCGCAGTTAAAACTGCTTCTTCAATAGCTCTGACTTCCTTAACTAGAACAAGATTTCCTTGTCCTTGTAATTTAGCATCTGCCGCACTAATCATTACTGCCATAATTTATTCCTACGTTAACGGATTAGCAGATTGCGCTGCACTTGCAACCTGATCCTGTGCTTTATCTTTATCTACTACAGCATCGGGCATATCCTCTGCTTTTAATTGAATTGTTTGAACTGTAGCAGTGTTAACAATCTCAGGCAAAGTATTCACGATATCAACTAATGCTTTATCAGTGACCTCAATGCCTATTTCACTTAATTTTGCAATAACCTTCTCTGTTGGTAATTCGACTATACCTTGTTCTTTCATGTAGAACAGCAGATCTGTAATCTCGGACTTAATCCGATCTACGTCTGTTTCACCGACAAAAATCTCGGCAAGTCTCATTCTTACTTCTCTTCTCTACCAAGAGGCGATTCGGCCGGTCCGGAAACTTCTTCTGCACCACCCATACTGTCATCTGTTGGTTCAGCTGGCATTACTGGTTCTGCTGGCATCTCTGGTTCCATAGGCATTTCTCCACCCATGTCCGGAGCAGGAACTTGTCCTCCTTGCAGTGCTAACACTTGATCACCCATTGCATCTTTAACACTTGTAATAGCATCAAGAGCAGATTGTAACTGTCCTTTTGCTGTGTCATTAAATGACTGCGCTTGTTGCTGACCAACATTATACTTGATCTCATCAACAAGTGGCATCAACGCCTTTGTCTGCAATTCTGCAATATCCTCTGCCATTCCTGCAAGTTTATCTACCATATCTTGCGCGGCAAGCAATATTTGTGCATTTTCCATCTCGTCAGTTTGCTCAGCAACCATTGAGGTTGGAGTAGCAATAACTGAATCTCCTCTGCCAAGAAGCACATTAACTGCTTCTAGCATAAGAATAGTTTTCATATAATGCCCATTTGTATGTTGAGCATTAAAATTTACATTACTTACTAACTTTTGCTTTCTGGCTTCTAATTTTATTCTTGCATTAGCAAGATGTTTCTTAGAAGAACCTTCGTTAATTGATAAACCAAATTCGCTATTAAGCCAACGATTAACTTTTCTAAACTTCGAGTTTTCAGTTGATAAATCATTTAAAAGCATCTTTATCCCCTTTAAATCCTTAATTAAACATATTTATCTATTAGGAAACGATTTACGAAGTTTGTTTTTATGAAGATATGCTAATTCCTTAGCTCTATGATATTTTGAATCCATTAAATCGAATTTAAACCAATCACTTTGCTTTGCATATACTTCCCTTTTCTTTTTATAAAAAAGTGCTTCATGAAAATTATTTGCAAACTCGTTATGTTCGTCCAATATTTCTTTTATGTTTATTGAATCTATTTCATGTCCTTTATTAAGTAAATAAGCAACATTAAATGCTACTTGATACAATTCAATATTATCAACAATTATTTTTTCGGTACCTTTTAAAATAATCTGGTAAT